CCTGAATTAAATTTGATGAACTTGTTTTTCAGCTCATTCACCGTCCAAGACTGGCCGCTATCGGTAGCTGTTGCAGGCCCGCTAGAACTTCCCACTGCACTGGCCGTCAACGTGCCAGAGGTCGTGCCCGTGGTGAGCGTTGGCGTGCTCATCGTACCGGTAACCGACAACGTCACACCGCCGACAATCGTCAAATCCTTTCGAGTGATGCTCAGAGGCGCGGCATACGCGCCGGCCGCAACCGAAATCGTTGCATTATGGCGCAGAGTGTTCGGTAACTTGTTCAGAGCATCGGCTACCGTAAGGCATGCGGCGCCCGAAGACGTGCAAGGGTTGTTGTCGTTGCCGGTGGTGCTCACGTAAAGCGTTTGCGTGGCCGTGCTTTGTGTTGCCGTGCTATCTGGCGCCACGTACACGTTAGGTACGATGGCCTGGCCCAAAACGAGAAGAGTTAAGAAGTTCATGGCGGCTCCTTAAGGAATTTCCGAGCCCCAACACTCGACCCGAGTCATCGGAGGCACGTTAGCCCCTCCGTCGACACCGATGCCGTTAGGCGTTCCGCCGTCGGCGCCGACAATGTTTCTCGCCTCGACTGCGATACGGCCAAAGCGCGCCATGGGCTGATAGTCCGGGCACACTTGCGCGGTAGGCGCTCCGCCGTCGGCAAGCTTGTTCGCCTCAAGGGTGCAGTCAAGCGAAGTCGCACTTCGAGTCCACCCTAACACTGAATCGTAGTACCACACGGCAAGGGTTCCGCCGTTGACGGTGCCTCCGTCACGGGCGCGAATCGACACGCGGCAACCCGAGGAGTCGAGAAGCGTCACACCGTCGGTTGTCGCGCTCGGTACGCCACCGGTACTCTCAGACGCGCGCGAGCCGGCCCACACTACGGTGGCCGCGAAGACACAAAGCAAAGAGAAGCGAAGGGTATTCATTGTGTAACCTTTCCTAGGTAGACCCGCCAATAGGTGCCAAGCGTATTCCAACGCTCAACTTTTTGCACTTCCCACGTATCGCCGTCAATCGAGACTCTGTCAGGGTCTTGCGACGCGGCCTGCGTTTTGAGTTCTGTCGGAGTCCACATGGAAAGAATTTCCACGGTCTGCATGCCTTCCGAAAGTCTTTCGAGTTCTCGCCCCGTGACGGGCTGCACGCATGCCGTTGTGGTGAAAGTCGACGTTGTCGGCGCGTCAAGTCGCCCGTCTGAGCCGTAAGCGCTGGCAGACCGGCGCGTCACCGTATAGGTGCTCGTGGCAAACGTGGCGATGACGTCGGTCAAATCCATGCTTGGAGTTTACCCTTTTTTCGGCTTGTCGCCCAATACGACGTCCCAGGTGATGGAGTTGAGCAACTGCCCTGTGTCCACAAGAGGCTTAGGCAGGCCGGCGGCCGTGCCTTTCGCAAGCTTGCGCGCGTACACGTCGGGGGCGTTCGCAGGAGAAAGCCCCTCGGTAATGGTGTTCTTCATGTCGGCCGCCATCTTCGCGCCCACAAGGCCTAAAATGTTTTCGGCCGTCTTGCGCGCGTCGCCCTTCGCAAGGGAGCCTGCAAGCTTCTTAAGCTCTGCTGAATATTCTTGTCGATGCTTGGTGAAGGTGCTGCGCACGAAACTGCGCTCTGGAATGTTCGCGGCAGGCGAGCCGAACTCGTGAATGATGGCCAAGTCGACGTTCGTAACTTCGCCACTGTCGCGCTCTTTCTCAGAGGCGAGTACGCCGGCTGTCACGTAGCCGTGCTTGAGCTTTTTCAGCTCCGAGGCAATGAGGGCGAGTTTGTTCTCGCTCTTTTTCAGCTTAAATTTCACGCGCTTATCGTGAATCGAGCAAGGGGAAGTTGCATGAGGAGTCGGCTGAACTCATTGCCATAGGCTGTTGACGTGTAGTCTCCAGAGCCGACGGCATATGTGCGGGACACAGCGCCTACAGTCTCGCTCTGCACGACGCCTCCGCCTTCCTCAATGCCTGCGATGGTGCCCAGGTGAGCCGCAAGCCAGGCGCGGCCAATCTCAATCTTTGAGCCCCACACTGCAGTCGAAAGCTCGGAGTTGACCTGCGCAAGAATCGCCGTCTGTGTCGCCACTGCGACAGTCGAGAGTTCGGGCGCCACTGCGGTTACGTCGGTCCAGGTGATTGCCATGATGTCCTCCTGAAAAGACGAAACCCCTCTTATCAGGAGGGGTTTCGTGCGCGTCTAAGGCTTACGGGGAGGCATGGAAGCCGGTCAGCTCAGCGCGACTTAGGGGTTCTTGGTGGTCTGGTAAACCTGACAATCAGGGTTGCCAGCGTCAACGGCCTTGGCGCCCAGCTTCGTGGCGCTGGTGCTGTCGAACGTGCGCTCATACTTGGTGCCGACAAGGGGCAGCAAGTAATCTTGAGTGCAGTCGGCCGTCAACGTGCTAGTTCCGGTTTTGTAGCACGAGGGGATTGAGCACTGCACCGTGTAGGTCACCAGCGGGGCGATGGTGAGGTTCGCGGTGCCGGCATCGGTAATCGAAAGCGCGCCAATGCGCGTATCGGCGGCCCATGAGATTGAGCCGACGAGCGCAGTCAGCGCAAACACGACAGCAAGAACAATCACTCTGGAGTTCATTAGATTCCATCTCCGTAGATGACTGATTTCGGGTAGGGACTGATGACGCCACCGGTGCGCATATGGCAGTTCACCACGTAGCTCATGTTCCGTTGCTGAGGAGCCAGCTGCTCGAACTCGATGGCCATCAACAGCCGGATGTTCAGGATGTTCGGGTCATAGGCCACCATGCGGTCAACGCCCAAGGCGCCGGCGCCGGCCAATCGCTCCCACGACATCACCTCCACGCCGGGATGATTGCCGAGGAAGAAGCCCAAGATGGTGGTGTCGCTGGTGGTCGACCGCGCCTTCGAATTGATGAGCTCGAATTGCGAGGTAGGCAGCACGAGGCGGGTGGGCCGCTCGACTTCTTTGCTGTTCACCACGACTTGGCGCAGCATGCCGTTCATGTCAGCCAGGATTTCATCAGCGGTAGCAACAGCCCAGGTCTGCCTCCGCCGCCCTTGGTCGACACTGTGAAAGACTCGGTGTTGCTCAGCGAGAGCAAGCCAGACAGGCCGGCAGTCGTGTCACCCACGGCCGCAACGTCATCAAGCTTGAGGTCGAGGACCTTTCGGGCCGCCATCGCGCGCATGCGCTCCAGGGGGCGATTGCCCTTGGCGGCCGCTCGGATTTCTCCGATGCTGTAGCCGAACGACGCGCCGTACGATTGCATGCGCTGGCTGGTCTGCGAGCCTTTCACGTTGACCATAGGCAGGTCGTCGCTGTAATCCGTGATGCGAGCGGCCGCACCGAGTTGCTCGAACGATTCATAGGTGACGGTCTCGACACCCGGGTCGATAGAATTGTCGACGGGCAGCAACTGGCGAGCTTTCAGGCCGGCGTACTTGACGTCGAATTGCTCTGCAAGAATCTGCTCAAGCTCGCGTTGGAAGAAAACGTTTTCCGCCGCGTCGAAGTGAGGCAGGTTGAATCTGAGCTTGATGATTGACATTTTTCAGGTTCCTTTTAGAGCGTGGCGGTGTCGACGCTAACAGAGAGATAGACGAGCACCGGGCCCGCGCCCGTGCTGGCCTTAAGGACTCGCGCGCCCTTCACTTGGCGGCATGATGCAGAGTCGGCATCGTTGCGAACGGCGCCGAGCTGAGTGCCGGTGCCCGCAGCGTGCCTCACGTAGACAGCGTCGTTGATGGCCATCGCCTCTTCTCCGAGTAGCCACACGGCGCCCTCGGAAAGAACGTTGCAGGTGTCTCCCGCGGTGACCGCGGCAGTGCCGGTCAGGCCATCAGGATTTCGCGCGAAGGTGTTAAGCACCGCGCCGGCCAGCTTATCGGTGCCCGAATCCACCAGGTCGATAGTACCTTCCGCCTTATGCGTGACGAGGATGCCGGCCGGAATATCCGAGCCTTCATCATTTACGTAAGAGTCAATTCGATGCGGACCGGAATCGCCAAGCTGGCCCGCGAATGCCGCGGCGCTGAGTTCTCGGCTGTAGCTAGTTTGTGCCATGGGTTATTTCTCCTTCGATTGTTTGTGTGCGTTGCGTGATGCCTCGAGGAATCGGGCTTTCGCCGCTTCCACAGGGTCGGTACCGTCGGTGTGTTTCACCGTCGAGATTTCACGCACTTGGTCCAGTGCGTCATTCTTCACGCCGCGCTCGACCGCGAGGTCATAACAGGCGGCCACGTAAGCATCGCTCTTGCCGTCCATCTTGAGCGCAAGCACGTGCTCGGCGACTTGCTTCATAACATCAAGGTCGGACAGGCCGTCGAATTTCTCGGCGCCGGTCAGCTCTTTTGCCTTGGTCTCGAGAGCAACGCGTGCTTCAAGGGCGGCCTTCACTTTGACGGGAGCTTCCGCAAGCTCGGCCTTCAAGGCCGCGACTTGAGCTTCCGCCGAGTCGCCTCGTGCGGTGGCCTTTTCGAGGGAGGCTCGCACCTCGGCGATGATTTCGCCCTGCGCTTTCTGGAACTTCTCAAAGGCCTGAGCCGTGGTCTCAGGGACCTCGTACTCTACGCCGTCAAGCTTGATTTTTTGCATCGGTAGGTTTCCTTTCGGGTTGGACTGTATCACTTCAGCATCAGCGGTGTCTATTCGTACGCGGACTTCCGGCCCGGCGCGGCCCGCGCGCACAAGGGCGACATGGTTGCCACGCACGTTTCTTTGAATGGCGTCATAACGCTGGCCGTCTACTTCCCCTGGAGTGAAATCGAGGTCGCACACGTAACCGCAGCTCAGCTCGGCCTTGCCTTTCGCCATCTCGGAAATGACGGCCGCGTCCGTGACCAGAATCTTCGCGCGCACCTTATCGCCGTCTTGGTGAGGCATTTCGACAGTGCCGACCTGGTACATTTTGGTGTTGTCCGCGTCGAGAAGGCCGGTAGGCGGGTGATTGTTCGTCAACGGAACAAGCGAGAATGACTCGAGAACATCGGCCCGAAATGCCTCATCAGGCGGGCGGTACTCAACCCACTTGGTGCCGTCGGCGCGCGTGTAATCAAGCAGGCCTGAGCGAGCGATGTACCCATCGACCTTCACCCACCCGTTGTCGAGTTTTACGGGCGACTCTAGGGCGCCGCGGTCGAAGCGTCGAACGTTCTTTGTGCTCACCCGCGCAATTGTCGCGCCACTTCGGCCTAGAGTCAACGCTACGAAAAGAAAACGCCCCCTAGGTCTGGAAACCTAGGAGGCTGGAAGCGCGAGGCTTTCTTTGACCGTCGTTGGTGGTTCGAAGCTACCGCAAGGCACGCAGAGAAGTCAACGCTTCTTTGCGGCAGAGAACTCCCGACCCACATCTTCGAGCCAATTGAGCAGCCGCGCGAGTTCTTCCGCCTCCTCTCGAGTGCCGATTACAAAGGGACCGTCGGCATAACGGGCATCTACCTGCCATTTTCCTGTAGGCTGTTCCCAACAAGAAAGGCAGCGGCACCCTGGCAGCAAGTCCATCTGCTCCGTCACGCACCAAAGCGAGTCCCAGAAAGATTTCATTTCGACCTTCCCTCTCTTGTCTTCGCTTCAACAATGTCAATGCCCGAGCGCCACCAATCGGCGTGCTCTTCATCGTGCCCAGGGTCAACGGGCCTTTTGGGAGTGCAGCGTTGAAGAGCATGCCCCATCTCACGACCAAGGGCACTGTAGGCAGGGTGATAGGGGTAGGCCCACACGACCATTTCACCGGTGAAGCAATCGGTCCACCCGCGCACCTCGCGCCCCCATTTATCGGTCGGTGTAGCCGGGTCGACAATCGTCAACCGGTAATGACTGAGCTCGGAAGCATCGAACTGCGGAAGGCCTGAGACCATGACGTCCTCAACCTCTTGAATCGCGCGGCAACTCCAGTCGACCGGCACTTCGTAGGCATCGGCGGAGCCGTAGAACTGAAGACCATGCCGCGTGACACAGAGCGGGGCGTGACAGCCGGCCAACACAAAAAGGCAGAGTGTGAGAGTTTTCATAGAATTCCATTCATTCATTCAACGTGCCAGGAATGTGTACTAGGCATTTTGCCTATTTATTCGCCGCACAGTCAATAAATTGGCGCGTTTTGGTGGGGTGCCTCTACCCCTTCAACGTAAAATGACCCACCGTGCTTCACTCTTCTCCTGGCATGACGGGCTCGCTGTAACAGCGGCACTGAAAGTCTTCGCCCGGATGCCCAGGCTCGGGCGGGTCATCCCAAGAGAACGTTTCGCCGTCAAGCTCTGCGTGCTCATCTCTCACACGATTGTCTTTCACCGTGCGCCACACGTAAGAGTCAATGCCCAGGTCTTGCTGGCGTACCTTGTTCAGCTCGCCGTTGAACTTCAGCACTTGGTCACGGGCAATCAACGCACTTCGAGATTCGGCCACGCCCGCGCGCTCTTCAAGGTCGGATGCAATCTCACTCGCGCGCGCACCGTCGCGCACGTCCGCGAGTACCGTTTTCTCGACGTCATCGAAGTACTTCTGCGGGACTGTTTTGATGAGGGCGACGTTCTCGGCCGTGAATCTTTTGATGCGCTCGCTCATGCCCTTGTCGGCAATCGTCTTGAGGTCGATGCCGATGGTCGATTTGATTTGGCGAAAGAGCTG